TGGAGGGCGGGAGTAACAAGACGAGATCTCTCGGACTCACGAGTCTTGTCAAGCCCATCCCAGATTCCTCTGAACAATCTTTCATACTCTTCCCATTTATCTAAGTAGTTTACATCTCGGTGATCTCTCCAACGATTGCAATGATCTACGATGAATGAGACTAACTCACGATCATCTTCTGTTGTGATATCTTCTTTAAATTCAGCCATGTGTTAAATTCCTGGAATAGTTGATTGTGGAACTTGCATCTGAAAAGGATCTGCCATTGCTGCTTGAGCAGTACCAGCACGAGGAGCAGTCATGTTATCGATTGTTACACCTGCCATACGATTCTGAGGATCTGTTTCAATAGCTCTCATAGCAGGTTGTGCTAAACGTTCTGATACGTCCATACCACGACGTTGCTCTGTCTGACGAGCGAATACTTCTCCAGCTACTTTCATGTAGTCTGAAACAGAGCGAATATAAGCAACAGTAGATATATCTTTTGCTTCAATAGCACCACTTAATGTTGGATACTGCTCAGCTCTGGTAATAAATTTATCAGCTTTTTCTTTACTTTTAAAAGTCTGCTCTAAAGAACGACGAGCTGAAAGTCCGTCTGGTTTAGCAAGTCCAGCCACTGCTTCAGCTACATCATCTGGACTAAATCCTAAATTTTTAAACTGCTTTGCAAAAGCTACAGAATCAGACGGAGATTTAACAATAGATAACTCTAAAGCAGCACGAGCGTCATTGTATAATTGATTTTGATTAAGGGTTTGAGAGAAGCTCTCACCTTGTGTGAATAGTTCTTTACCTTGAACGTAGTGTTGGATCTCGTGCAGAGCTACTTTAACTGGAGTATCTGCTTTTCTCCAGTCAGGATGTTGACGATTAAACAGAATCATGTTCTGCTCAGGAGCGTATGCTGCTAAGCGAGAGGAGACAGGATCATCGATAAAACTAACAGTAACGTCTTCGATATCTGGGTAAGCTTTCTTTAATGTATCTGCTTTGAATACTTCATCGAATGCTAAGACTTCATTCTCAGGGATCTTGTTTAGGTCTACACCTTTGCGTAAGTCTACGTTCTTATCGCTGATCTCTAGCATTGCCTTGTTTGCTACAGGATCAAACGCTATGCCTTGCTTAGGATATAAAGCATCCCACTCCTCAGCAGGTAATCTAAACCAATCACGCTGTGCGTCTTCTAATGTTTTAGTTAGTGCAGGAGCGTCTGTAATACCTGCTGCTCCTAAGTTACTAATACCTTCACGTCCAATAAACATCTCAGGGACTAGACTAGGTGTTGCTCTGCTAGAGCCTTTAAACAAGCCTTGTGCTTCTAAGTTATCTACTAACCCAGGAGCTACCATCCTAAACAAGCTACCAGTTATACTCATTTAATATCCCGATATAAAGTCATTAGGTTCATATTCATCGTCCATGTCATCTGTAAAGTATGTTGTTACAGCTAACTGATCGACATAAGATAAAGCGTCTACTAAGTCGTCATGCACCTGAGTAGTAGGGAACATTAGAAGCTGATCCACAAACTGTGTCCAATCCTCTTCTTCATTCAGTGTTACCTTACCATGCTCGAATCGTCCTTGTAATGCCCAGACAATCCTCTCAGTCTTTTGTTTACCACCATGCGTTAAATCTTGTATACTTGCGTAGACGTTGTTTGATCTCATTAGATCACTAAGGTAGGGCAGTACAGCGTTACGTACTGTTCCTCTTTCAATTCCTACACCTACTGGTTGAAAGTCTCTGATGTTCTTAAGAATCCTTGCTGCTGCATCCTTAACATCCCAGCGTCCATGCTCAATCTTCTTTATAAACCATTCACCATCTTCAGTTACTTTTACTACTGCGATAGCTGATTCATCTAATTTCTTTGCTCTTGCGGAGGAGTAGTTAACATTCGTAAAACCTGCTAAGTCTATTGCTATGTAATAAACACCTTCAGTAGGTTCTTCTCCGTACTTTACCCATTGTTCTTTGAATAAGTCTGTTCCTGCATTATCGAAGGAGGCTTCGTATTCCTGCTTAAAACTAAACGACGATAAAGTCTTCTTAGCTCCTTCAATCTCTTTCGGATCAATAAGCGGGTTATCTTTCGTAGTAAAGTGCCAGCTCTTCCACTCCTCATCTTCTTCAGACGTACCGAGGTTATACATATCGTAGAACCAGTTGCGTCCCTTCGGAGTGCCAATAAAGAGTGCTTTACCCTTCTTGTCTGATAACGAAGCACGTAAGACCTTCTCCCAGGTATCTGGTTTAATGTCAGCTACCTCGTCCAGTACCAAAAAAGTAAGACTAACCCCACGAAGGGTGTCAGGTCTATCAGCACCTCGAACATAAATTTTAGCACCATTGATCAGTGTGATATCCATGTTGTTGACATGACTGTTACTGATTACATCTCTACCCAGCTCCATTAGCAAGTCCCAGATAATCTGTCTTGCTTGCCCTTGGGTAGGAGCTACATACATCACTGCTGAGCCTTGAGGACATCTCAGTCCCTCTACCAAGAGGGCTACTGCTGAGAGTCTACTCTTACCACAGCGACGACCTGCTACGATTACCTTAAATCTAGTGTCGTCACTAAATACTTTCTTTTGCCAGGGCAGGAGCTCAAAATTAAGATTCATCATCTTGCTCCATGTCGATGGTCTCTACAGCTTCCACCTTAGTCTCACCCAAGCCAGTGATGTTAATTGTTACAGCATTCCGCTGACCCTTAGCATCCTTTTCAAAGAGTGAGACAGGCAGAAGTCTGTCCATGCACATCTTTAGACATGCTACCTGATCTTTGTCTTCGTCGTCTAAGGCTTTTCTTAAGACAGTGTCTATGACCTTAGTTCCAGTAGTACTCAGGAGTCTAGCTTTAAATTCCTGTATTCTTCCTGTGTCACCCTGGGGTCTACCTACCTTACCTCTTTTACGCTTCGCTTCTACGACAGCCTTAGGAGGACGACCCCTACGTGGTATAGACACAATAACTGAATTATCTTCTTTATCTTCTAAGTTCACTTCTAAGCCTTTTCCTACGTGAGTAGAGACTAACATTTAAAATTACTTCTCTTCTAAGTTATACTTAGAAGTTAACTAAGTAGTTTTTATATTATTTGGTTTTTATATTGTATTTACTTAGGAACTGACTTAGCGTTTTTTCTCCTTAGTACAACTATTATACCATACTTATTAGATTTTGTCAAGTAATATTTTACTATGATGTTCACTACGTAGCACATTCTGTACAATACCTGTCTATTTTGTGTACTATAGCTAACACTTCTATGCGGGTCTACCCAGTAAACTAGCACGTGTTCCGCAACTGTAGCTAACTAGCCTTTATCATGCACTATCGTAGCTCATCTTCTGTTATCTCCTTAGCTTCCTAAGCTATTGATTCATATAGTATTCAGTATCTGTAGTCTTCTGTCGTTAACTTCAGCTAATTTCTTTAATTTATTAGTCTTCTTAATTTAACTTTTTAGGTGTTTTAGAGGGTTATAACGTACTAGATTGTTGCGAGAGCCCCCTCCCCCTAGCATACTTTCGAGTATATGTCAATAGGTAGTTTCCCTAGTTGACAAAGCAGAGATGTGAGAGTATAGTAGTGTCCCTCTTAAGCACCAGGCATTAGGGTTTATCCCTATAGACTTTCTGTAGCATTCTGTTATTATCTAATCATCAACACAGGAGGTAATACAATGCAAACTAAACCATTTATTAACATGTTTGGCACTGAAGTACAATTGACTAGAGACCAGTTTATTGAACGTTGGGAAAACAAAACAGAAGGTTTTATGGGTTTGTTTTTAGACCATGGTAATGCTTCACAATTGATTGATTTTAAGAACGAAGTTAAGCGTATGGCAGGTATGGAATGGGATAAAAGTAAGTAAGGGTTTGCCATAGTTGACTTAATCAGTTGACTAGGGTATTATTTAAACACTAACGGAGGATATATGGAATTTAATTTGACTAGAGAACAACGTATGTTATTGATTAGATCTATTTGGGCTAACTTAGGAGAGCATGAGCAATATTTGACTGATGATAGATTTATTAAAGACAAGGTTAACGAGACTATCAACAACCTGATACAATTAGAGACATTACTATGGAATGGAGAAAACGTATAGTTTAGTAGATATATATAGGGTTTTACTTGACTGTTTCAAAATCCTAGAGTATATTTATTAATAACGATGGAGGGTTTAGGGTATGTACCAATTTACAAATCTAGTATATGTACTGTATGATAGCTCTAATGAGATTGTATGTATTTACCAGAATAAGCAACATGCAATAAACGACGCAACAATGTATAAACTAAAAGACTGGTATATTTTATCTAGGGATTTCAAATGATTAAACTAAGCAAAACAAGTAAACTAGATGGCATTATGTCATGGAGTCTTCAAGCTTTGGACACTTGCCCAGGTAGTAAGGATTCTACAGGTAATCTAGTACCAGCATGCCAAGGTTGTTACGCTACGACTGGTAATTATCGATTCGCTAATGTTAAGAAACCTAGAGAATTCAATAGGGAAGACTGGAAGCGGGACTCATGGGTTGACGACATGGTACAAGCTTTAGATTCTAGTAGGTACTTTAGATGGTTTGATAGTGGTGATATGTATGACATTAGACTAGCTAAGAAAATTCGTAAAGTAATGTTACTTACTCCATGGGTTAAGCATTGGTTACCTACTAGAATGCATAAGTTTGCTAAGTTTAAACCGATCATAGCAGAGATGCAGATGCTTTCTAATGTAGTGGTACGATTCTCTAGCGATAGTGTCACTGGTGAGCTTGTAGAGGGTTTAAACACTAGTACTATCTTCAGTGATACCTTACCAGTAGGTGCTACAGAATGCCAAGCATATCAGCATGAAGGTAAGTGCAATGGTTGTAGAGCATGCTATGACAAGAGCGTGAGCGTGATAGCATACAAGGCACATGGAGTTAAGATGGCAAAAGTAATTAAGATTATGGCATTAGGGTAAACACCTATAGACAATGTAATAAATTGTAGTATACTTAACTTATCAATTCAACAGGAGGAATTATGAATACATTTGACGCAGTAGGAATTATTGAGGGGTTTGTTGATAGTGATTCGGAGGAGCAAGTACTTGAAGCATGGCAGACCTTAGTAGATACTGGTATGGCATGGCAGTTGCAAGGATGGTTTGGTCGTACTGCTAGACATTTAATTGAGGAGGGATATATTCATGAGTAAGATTAATTTAGAATTAATTTGGAATGCCTTGCATTTTTATAGAGAACATGGTATACCTGAAGGAGTGCAAGAATACGATAACGAATGGAGCGATATCTGTACAGAGATGGCATGGATTGCAGAAGATCTAAACATTGAGGAGGAATTAGAATGAGCGTATGTAATCAAATTAAAGAGATTGTATTTGATGGTAGAAAACCCAGCTATGCCCAGGTAATGAGGGCAGTAGGTGAAGAGATAAGTAAGGGTAATACAGATATCACTGTACTTTGGGGTGAGAATTGGGTAGACTTATTCTTTGATCATAGGGTTAAACAATGGTTTGGTAGTGGGTGGATCAGGGATATTGATGGGTCATATATTGCTGAGGAGTTGAACGAGATCAGAGCAGAAGCACAACAGTTTATTAAAGAACATTTTATTTTTGTTAACATAGGAGATAAGCATGCCTAGATATTTAGTGTACGTTGACGCAGTAGACAAAGGAGTTATTGACGAAGCCTTTGATAGCCTGGACATAGGCTCAGTAGAAGAGTATATTACCTTAACAGAGAACGGCTCTCCAATTGTATTTGATGATACAATGGTTAGTAATCCTGAGTGGTGTAATGGAACAGCTATTAGGTGTGCTGGAATAACGGAGGAATGATGAGAATTAAAGACCCTGTATTAGTATCGAAGACAGTCAACGCTATGTATATTGTTGATGTAGAAGGTAAGAAGATTGAGGTTACCTACTGGTATAACCTGGATGACGAAGGGCAAGGTGGTTGGGATTACGATCTTGAGCCCTGTTATGTAGACTTGACAGAGGAAGAGATAGAAGATTTGGAAGAGGAATTTGAGAACATCATTGCTGATATAGGAGTGTAAGATGACACGATACAATAACGATAGTTACTATGAACCTGAGGATGAGTTAACTGAGGAGGAACTGGAGGAGCTAGAGCTTGAGCTTGATGAGACAGACTTCATTGATGAGGACGACTGGGAGCGTGACGATGACTGAAGACAAGTACATTAAATATATTTTATGGTTTGCTCTTGCTTACTTTGGTGGACATGTGCTATACTATATTGGGTTAGAATTATCTTGTTACTTATACGGAGTACTACAATGAGAAAGCTATATAAGATTTTAGACAGTGATGGGTCAGTCGTTAGAATCTTTGGTTATAAAGAAGAGGCAGAGAGATTCCTAAGACTAGATAAAAGCTTTAAGATTCAAGTACTTGGGATAGAGCGTAAGCGTAACGCTGAGAATAAATTTAACTGGGCTTATAAAAACTTAGGAGATGCACTGCTATGAGATGCTACTGCTGTAATAAAATGCTGTCAGATTTTGAGGCTACACGTAAGAGTGTACACACCAACGAGTACTTAGACATGTGTAATAAATGTTACGCTACTGTCAGTGATGACTTACTAACTTATGAAAGAGCAGACCTGTACGATGAAGACGAAGATTACGAAGGAGACGAAGGAATGGATAGTAACGAGTATGATTCTTTTGGTCGTGTGGACAATAGGGTTGACAATGATATTTAAATATGCTATACTATCTACTAAGTAGTATTTATATAGATTGTATTTTATATAGTGTATACTTAGGAGTTAAACTTAGGAGCTAAACTTAGGAGTAAACTATGGAAGATAACTACGAAGAAGAAATGCATTACCACTTCGCATTACAAAACATGATTGATTGTGCTGGTCGCTATGGTATCGATGTAGTCTTACAAGATATCGTTGATGCCTGGAACTTTAAACTAAAGCAACACGACACCACTGCGGAGTTTACCTATGAATAAACTTGTTGATGAAGCACCTTATCATCCAGGATATGAGGATGCAGTAGTTAGTCCTACTACTAAGTACATTGGAATGAATCCTGCTAAGATGATATGGAAACCTAAACCCTTAACTACTGAGGAGATTGAAGGCATTCGTATGAATACTGCTGGAGATATCATAGCATTCGCTAGAGCAATTGAACATAGACATGGGATAAAATGAAAACAGATAGTAACTTTTTAAAACACATACCATGTACTAACTGTGGATCTTCGGATGCTAACAGTTTATACGATGATGGGCATGAGTATTGTCATAAGTGTACAACCTTTAAGAAGGGCTCAGAGGCGATGGTTCAGGCTGTCCTGAGGGAAGGTATTACCCATGCTGAGAACTCGTCTCCTAAGCAGTTTAAAACAGTCCTAGAGGCATTGGCAAACGTAGAAGCAAACCCAGTTGTAGAGCGTGGTATTACTACACAGACTATGCACTTCTTTGGTGCAGGTTCTGATAGCTCTAGCTATTACTTTCCATATTGTGATATCACTGGTAAGGTGGTGGCTGCGAAGACTCGCTCCATTACTGCTAAGGAATTCAGTGTGATTGGGGATTGGAAGAGTGCTGTACTGTTTGGACAGAACAAGTTTACTCCAGGTGGCAGGGCTATCACGATTACCGAAGGGGAGTTTGATGCCTTAGCTTGCTATCAGTTGACAGGTTCTCGCTACCCAGTGGTATCTATTCGTAGTGGTGCTACGTCAGCATTGAAGGATTGTCGTGCTAGCTTTGAGTATCTAGATTCCTTTGAGAAGATTGTGATCTGCTTTGATAACGATGAGCCAGGACAGCAAGCAGCCAACCAAGTTGCTGAGTTGTTTGGTAGTAAGGCACACATCTTTAAGTTCAAACAACCTGAGATTAAGGATGCTAATGATTACTTGATTCGTGGTTTAACGAAGGAGTTTGTTGAGCAGTGGTGGGATGCTGAGAAGTATGTACCTGATGGTATCATAGCAGGTTCTACATTGTGGGAGCTAGTTAACCAGCCAGTAGAGAAGGCTGAGGTACAGTATCCGTACTATGGAATGAACAATCTTACCTATGGTATTCGCTTAGGAGAACTGGTAACAGTGACTGCAGGATCTGGACTAGGTAAGTCTCAGTTTATGCGGGAGATTGTATGGCAGATCTTGAATAAGACTGAGGATAACATTGGTCTTATGTTCTTAGAAGAATCAGTCAAGAAAACTGCTAAGAGTTTGATGTCACTTGCTGCAAATAAACCATTACACTTACCTGATTGTGAAGTTGAAGAGGAGGAACTACGCTATGCATTTGATGCTACCCTTGGAACTGATCGTGTATTTTTGTTTGATCATTTTGGGTCTACCGCCATTGACAATATTATCAACCGAGTACGATTCATGGCAAAAGGTCTTAATTGTCGTTATGTATTTCTTGATCACGTATCGATTGTGGTATCTGCTCAGGAGAATGGCGACGAAAGAAAAGCTTTAGACGAGATCATGACTAAGCTTCGTACCATTGTGCAAGAGACTGGCATTGCTTTGTTTGTGGTGTCTCACCTTAAGCGTCCCGAATCTAAGGGGCATGAGGAGGGGGCTGCTACATCCCTGGCACAGCTACGTGGTTCAGGTTCTATTGCTCAGCTATCAGACATGGTGATTGGACTGGAGCGTAACGGACAGCATGAGAACGAGCAGGAACGTAACACTACCTACGTCCGAGTATTGAAGAATCGTTTTAGTGGTTTAACTGGGTTGGCTTGTCGTCTCTTGTATAAGCGTGATACAGGTAGAATGACTGAGCTCCCTCCTGAGGAGAAGACATTATGAAGAAGATATTACTTGCAGTAACTGCTATGTTAGTGTATAATAATAGCATGGCTTGTGCGTCCACTGTAGTGGTACATCCTGATGGTAGAACAATGAGCTGTACTGTCTGTGCTACGGTGGTAATATGTCAATGATTAAATGGGGAGGTACTTCGTTATGTTTAATTGGAATAGCGTTAACCAGCTTCAATGTATATCCACTTAATATACTATTTGGACTGGTTGGATCAGGCTTGTGGGCTTATGCTGGTGTACTGCAGCGTGACATACCTTTGATCCTGGTTGAGGCTGTAGCAGTTGCTCTGTACTTTGCAGGGGTGGTCTCTTATGTAACATATTCGTTGCATAAATGGCTTTAACGTAACATTTATATTACATTATGAAAGAATCTTTAATCATTGTTGCTGCTCTGTTTGGTGTGCTGTTTGGCTTCTTAGTTAGTGAACACAAACATAGGTTAGATAACATTCAATGTACTAGTTATTCTACTAAGCATTCGAAATGGGATGGATACCTAGCACGAAACGAACATGGAGACATACGCTGCTTTTGGTTAGAGCGTGAATATCCTTGGAGACTTAGGCATGGAGTACCTGTTTAATGACACATCCTGATCAATTATTTGGAGATAGAACTTATGCACAGCATGGAGATGACATTGTTATTCGGGTTCTCTTTAACAGTCTCGGTATTAATACTCCTTCATACTTGGACGTGGGAGCACACCATCCTGAAACCATCAGTAATACTAAGCTGTTCTATGACGCTGGTTCTCGTGGTATTAATGTTGAAGCAAATCCTGAGTTACATAAGTTATTCGTAGAACAGAGACCTGGGGATGTTAATCTTAATGTAGGAGTAGGAACTAAGTCAGGCTTCCAAGACTTCTATATGATTGATAGTCAGTCAGGACGTAATACTTTTGTTAAGAAGGTAGCTGAAGAATTTGTTAGAGATTATCCTGAGTTTAGTATTACAGAAGTAAAACAAATACCAGTCTTTACAATCGAGCAGGTACTACAACATCGCAATGTTCCCGACTTCTTAACGATTGATATTGAGGGCATGGACTATGATGTATTACAAAGTATTGATTATCGCAGGTATCCGTTTAAAGTAATTTGTGTGGAGATTCAACCATACAGTGAGAAAGATATTCGCACCTTGATGTTTAATGTAGGTTATGCCACAGTAATTCGTTGTGGATCTAATCTAATTTTTATTGACAAGAACCTAGCACATCGAGTAAAATAAATGTATGCAAATAATTTTAGATATAGAAACCAACAGCACACACAATAAGATTTGGATGTGTGTTACTAGAGAAATAGGAGGAGACGTAACAGTATGGAAGGAAGCAAGCGGGTTACAAAAGTATTTGGACAGTTGCGATTTGATTATCATGCACAACGGAATATGCTTCGATGCCCCAGTACTGAGAAAGAACTGGAACATTACGATGAAGCAGAGCCAGATGTTCGACACGCTCGTACTAAGTCGCCTCCTAAGTCCAAGTCTAGAAGGAGGACATAGTCTTGCTGCATGGGGTGGACGCTTAGGTTTTCCTAAGGGAGACTTCAATGATTGGGATGCTGGGTATTCTGCTGAGATGGAAGCTTATTGTATCCAAGATACCTTAGTAACTGAGAAGTTGTATTTACATTTAACTAATGAATTAACTAGAAATAAATTTGAAGAGAGGAGTATTAAACTTGAGCACAATGTACAAGCGGTCATCGCAAAGCAAGAAGAAAGTGGCTTCAAACTCAACGAAAGGAATGCTATCATTCTTCTTTCAACGCTGCAAAATAAGTTGGTTGTTCTTGAAACTGAGCTTCAAAACATTTTTCCAACCAAGACAATCTTACGAGTCTCAGAGAAAACAGGCAAGCCTCTCAAGCCAATTATCGAACCCTTTAACCCAGGAAGTAGAAAGCAAATTGGTGAAAGACTTCAAGAAAAGGGTTGGAAACCAGACAAGTATACGGAAACAGGTCAGCCCATCGTCGACGAAGGGACGCTCGAAGGCTTAGATTTTCCTGAAGCTAAAGCTATCGCTGAGTACTTGTTACTACAGAAAAGAATAGCACAGATTCAATCGTGGTTAAAGGTAGTACAACCTGATGGTAGGGTGCGTGGTAAGGTAATAACGAATGGTGCAGTTACTGGACGAATGACACACCACAGCCCTAACATGGCACAAGTACCTAGTTGTGGTAGCCCCTACGGAGAAGATTGTAGGGATCTTTGGATTGTAGAGAAAGGATATAAGTTAGTAGGCATCGATGCTTCAGGATTAGAACTACGAATGCTTGCTCACTACATGGAAGACGATGCGTATATTTATGAGGTCACACAAGGTGATATCCACACTGCCAACCAGAAAGCTGCTGGACTCGAAACACGTTCTCAAGCGAAGACGTTTATCTATGCATTCCTCTATGGTGCAGGGGCTGCCAAGATCGGGAAAGTTGTGGGTGCTGGAGCACGAGAAGGACAAAAGCTTATTGATTCTTTTTTGGAAAACACCCCGAAACTACGAGCACTTAGGGAGAAAGTGGCTAGAATCTGCAAGTCGTCGGGATCATTACCAGGTCTTGATGGACGTAGACTATACATTAGGTCTGACCACGCAGCACTTAACACACTTCTCCAAGGTGCGGGTGCGATTGTCATGAAGCAAGCACTAGTGATCCTAGATGAACGACTGAGTAAGCTCGGTGTTGATTATAAGTTTGTTGCTAATGTGCATGACGAATGGCAGATTGAAGTAGCAGAAGCCTACGCAGATATGGTAGGTAAGTTAGGAGTACAAGCTATTGAAGAAGCAGGTCGTGTACTAAAGATGCGATGCCCTCTCACTGGTGCGTACAAGGTAGGTAATTCATGGAAGGAAACACACTGATGGATGAGATTAAACAAGCAGTACTTAAACTTCTAAGACAAGGTAATCATGTATCGACTGTTAGAACACTGCTACGTGACGCAGAGAAAGAACTAGATCAAGCACAGGAATACTTAGAAGCTATTAAAGATGCAGACTTTGCACCATGAAAGTAGCAGAACTTCCTGAACATGTAGAACCATTAGTTATCTTAGGAGACGACAATAATTACTTGACTGTCTATACTTGTATGTCTAACGAAGATACTATTGAATTGCTGCGTCGTTCCTTACATGTCCTTGAAATAGAACAGGAACAAGCAGGTATTAATTTGCATTTGCATTAAAAGTATGATATAATATATGTGTAGTTATTTACTAAGGAGAAATAAATGGAACAAGCAAAACCAGTACCAATCAAAGCCGACCTCTTCTGGGCTTCATTAAATGAGAAGAACAAAATCTCTGAGAAGTTTCAGGTAGATCTTTGCAACCTATCTAAGGATGCTGTGAAGACTTTGATGGACATGGGTATCAATGTAAAGAACGATGCTGCTAAGCCAGATCAAGGATTCTTTGTCACTGCTAAGAGTAAGTTATATCCTATCCTTGCAGTGGATGAGAAGGGCTCACCAATCAATGTTAAGATTGCTAATGGCTCTAAAGGTGTAGCACTTATCAAACCATACAGCTACAATGTTGGTGGTAAGAAAGGTGTCGGAGTTGGTATCAGTAAGATTGTAATTAAGGAACTGATCGAGTACACTCCTAAAGGAATGAACTTAGCTGATATCGAGGAAGAAGCCCTCTAATGCAGTTAGCCCTCATTGATGGGGACATTCTAGTATATCGCATTGGCTTTGCTTCAGAAGGTGAGCCAGAGTCAATAGCGATTTCTAGGTGTAGTGAATTCTTAGAAAACCTAATTCTCTTCAATGGCTTTGAAGATTACAAAGGGTACTTAACAGGTGGTGATAACTTCAGGCACGAGATAGCTAAGACTGCTCCGTATAAGGGTAATCGTAAAGCTGCAAAGCCTGAGCATTATGAACTCCTCAGAGAGTACATGATTAAAGCATGGAACTTTGAGCTGATCGTAGGACAAGAAGCTGACGACGCTATGGGAATTGCAGCATATGCTCTTGAACCTGGTGAGTACTGTATTTGTACTATCGATAAAGACTTAGATATGATACGAGGAGATCACTTTAATTTTACTAAGGATCTTCGCTACTACATTACTGAGGAAGAAGGAATTAGGAATTTTTATAAACAGATTTTAACTGGTGATAGGGTCGACAATGTTATTGGGCTTAAAGGCATTGGAGAAGTTAAAGCAGAAAGAATACTCAAAGAATGCAAAGACGAAAACGAAATGTATACTGCTGTCCTGGAGGCTTACCAAGGCGACGAAGCAAGGGTGCTGGAGAACGGACAATTGTTATGGATAAGAAGGCAGTCAAACGAAATCTGGAAACCTCCAAAGTTATCTACGTCCAATGGGTCGACGCAGTTGCCGACGCAGGATGGGAAGACGAAGTCAAAGCAGAAATAGATCTTTGTCATACTGTAGGCTTCTTGATTAGTGAAACAAAAGATGCTTTATGTATTGCGTCCACAGTGTCTAAAGACAATAGTAACGCTAGGATACATATACCTAAGGCATGGATAAAGAAACGAAAGGTAGTTAAGTTTGAAACCACAGTCAGCAAAAGCAAAAGGAAGAAAGCTACAGCAGTGGGTGAGAGACCAGATACTCCAACGATTCCCTACGCTGAGCACTGATGATGTCAGAAGCACAAGCATGGGAGCGAGTGGAGAGGATGTTCAGCTTAGCTCGGCTGCTCGTAGTGTTTTTCCTTTTCAGGTTGAGTGCAAGAATCGTAAAGCTATTGCAGTCTTCAAGGATTATGAACAAGCTCAGACGCATGGACTAGTCGAGCCACTCGTAGTCTTGAAGCAGAACAATAGTAAACCACTTGTACTTGTGGATGCTGAATACTTTTTTGATTTAGTTAAACGTGGTAGTTAGTTACAAAACATTTTTGTTGTACCGACTGCTACGTATTATTAGGAGAATAAATGGAACAAGATCTAAACAGAATTAATCGTTATGTCTTTGAGTTTATAGAAGGTGGAGAAGTGGATGCTAAGTATGGCTTTCCATTTAATAAAGAACTTCGGCATGAGTTCCAGATCCCAGCATCGCAGTCTTGGGATTATGTAGTGCGAGAGTTCCTAAGCTTTTTATCAAACATCTATGGCTATGACATTAAAATAGAAGGATACAATGACGACCCACTTGATAATACCAGACTGTCAGATAAAACCTGGTCATGATTATAATTACTTACGAGCTATAGGAAACTACATTGTTAAGAAACGTCCTGATGTTATTATTAATATTGGCGACTTTGCGGACATGCCTTCATTATCAAGCTACGA